GTGCAGCGCGAAGAACAGCGGCTGCCCGAGATCGGCGAGGTCTATCAGCTGGTGTTCGAGTCGCGCTCGCAGTATGTCCGCATCACCGACGTCGAGGCGCGGCTGGAACAGTTCGCCCACGACTACGGCAACGGCAACTTCGTGAACTTCACCCGGCGCCGGCTGGACCTGTCGATCAGCGCGCCGCTGGGCGCGACCTTCCCCGGCGGCCAGGTGACGCCAGGCGGCACCACCAGCCCGAAAAGCCAGGTGCTCAGCACCCAGGTCGCCGATGCCGCGCGGTACTACGGCATCAGCCCCCTGGCCGAGGCTGTCAGCCGCGGCGCGCTGAGCCTGCGGGTCAAGTCGGTCTATTCCCAACTGGTGCCCAGTACCACCCGGGAAAACGCGCTGGTCGACCAACTGGCCGGCTATCAGCGGCGCCTGTTCGTCGCGGCCGGGCCGGCGCGGACGGTCAACCTGAGCGTCGCGAATATCGGCAGCGGCAGGTCGCGGACGTTCCTCGGCACCGGCTGCGCGCCGGGTTCGCTGTCGCTGAGCGCCGGCGGCGGTGTGTTCGCCGACGACCGCAAGGGAGGCCTGCGCTACATCAGCGGTTCGAACTGGATTGCCAGCGGTACCGTCGACTACGAGAGCGGCGCAATCGAGATGGCGGCCTCCGGCAGCGGCTGGAGCGGGACAGCGAGCGCCACCTACCAGCCTGCCGCGGCGGCGACGGGCGAAGCGGTGACCGGGGAGATCCCTATCGAACTGGGCAACCGCGGCTTCGTCTACACCCTGTCGCTGTCCGAAGCGCCGCCCCAGCCGGGCACCCTGGTGGTCTCGTTCCTCGCCCTGGGCAAATGGCAGGAGATCCGTGACCAGGGCAACGGCGAATTGGCCGGGGAAGGCACCGGCACGGTGGACTTCGCGACCGGCTCGGTATCCATCACCCTGAGCGCGCTGCCGGACGTGGGGAGTTCGCTGATCTACGCCTACGTCGGGCAGAACGATGCGGCGCTGACCCAGCGCACCGGCACCAGCGTGCAGGCGCGCGCGCGGATCAACCGGACGTTGCCGCACCAGGGGCTGTTGCCCGGCTCCTACAAGGCGACGTTCAAGGTCGGCGGGGTAGAGCGCACCGTGCTCGATAGCGGCAACGGCTCGCTCAGCGGTACCGGTGGCAGCGGCCAGATCAACTATGCCGACGGCAAGGTCAGCATGGAATTGAGCGCCACCCCGGATGCCGGGAGTGGGATCGTGCATACCTACCAGCAGGGCAGCGTGACCGACAGCCCGCTGGCGGTGACCTCCGACAGCACCGGCATGTGCATCGGCACTCTCCCCGGGGCGCCGCTCAAGGCGGGCAGCGTGCGCCTATCGTGGATCACCAAGCGTCGCCAGGCGGCACCGACCCTCGGTGCTGACATGGGCACCGGGGCGCTGCCGATCTTCGAATCGGAGATCACCGTGGACAACTCGGTGACCGACGACGCCGCCGGCGGCTGGGCCGGGCGCGCCGGGACGATCAACTACGAGACCGGCGAATTCAGCCTGAAGGTGGCCGGCAACTACGTGTTCAAGGAGTACACCTACTACACCGACACGGTCGACAACTTCGGCATGAAGAAGCTGCGCCTGGTGGCCACCGATACCACCTTGCTGGAGGGTTTCGGCGGCACGCTGAACGTGCGTGCGCAGAGCCGCGGCGTCGAGTACGGCGAGCAGACCGATTCGCAGACCGTCGCGCCGGTGACCCTGGACCTGTTGCCCGGCGTTGCCGAGCCGATCCTGCCGGGCTCGCTGGTGTTCACCTGGGCCGGAGAGGTCTACGTCGATCGCTCCGGTGTGCTCTACAAGAACATCAACAGCAGCACCAACGCCGGCATCGCCGTCGGCTCGGTGGACTACGCCGGCCGTACCGCGACGCTGAACACCTATGGCTCGGGGGCGGCGCCGACGGTCACGCTGCTGGCCTGTCTGACTACCAACGCCGGCTTCAGCGTCACCAGCATGACCTTCCGCACGCCGGGGGCGCCGCTGCGTTCTGCGAGCCTGCAGGTGACGGCGGTTCGCCTGGATACCGCGCAGATCGTGACCACCACGGCGGACGCGAACGGTAAGCTCAATGGCGCGGTGATCAAGGGTAGCGTCGATATCGTGACCGGCATCGTCCGGCTGCGCTTCACCAGCAATCTGGAGGACACCACTGGGGCCAGCGATATCCCGGTGATTCCGCTGCTGCTGCGCTACAACGCGGTCGTCTTCACCTCGCTGCCGCTGGACGCCACCCTGCTGGGCCTGGACCCGGTGCGACTGCCGGCGGACGGGCGGGTGCCAGTGTTCCGCGAGGGCGACGTGATGGTGGTTGCCCATACCGCCGAGACCACGGTGCCGAGTCCTCAAGCTGGCGGCGTGCTGCAGCTCGGCCGCGACCAGCAGGCCGAGATCAAGGTGGTGGACGCCAACGCGGTGGAACTGGCCTCGGCGGGCTACAGCGTCGACCTGGAACGCGGCCGGGTGACATGGGCCAACCCGCTGGTCCTGCAGGATGCCGAGGGCAACCCGCTGACCCTGCCGCTAGTGGTGCGTGACCGGGTTGAGCACATGACCCTCTGCACCGAGGTCCAAGTGAACGGCGAGCTGGGAATCTCCTCGCCGCTGCCCTGGGATCTGCCGGCGGGCGAAACGCTGGCGTCCAGTGCGCTGAGCTGGGGCGACCTGCAGGCGCGGCTGCACCACTGGTTCACCCAGCGGACCTGGGATATCGGCTCGCCGAACTGGACCGACGAGCCCAAGGGCGACGGGACCACCGCCAACTACAACAGCCTCGCCTATCCGCCGCTGATCGCCAACCGCGGTGCGATCGATGCGAAGTGGGCGCTGGTGTTCAACTCCTCGACCAGTTTCAGCGTGGTGGAGGAGAAGCTGGGGGTCATCGCCAACGGCACTACCACCACCGACACGGCGCCGATTAACCCGGAGACGAACACGCCGTACTTCACCATCCGCAAGGAAGGCTGGGGCAGTGGCTGGGCGGCCGGCAACGCGGTGCGCTTCAACACCGACTCGTGCCTGGGGCCGATGTGGATCGTGCGGACGGTACTCAGCGGCAAGGGCACCGTCGAGGACGATGAATTCCACCTGCAGATCAGAGGAGACGCGGACTGATGACCGCTCGACAGTACAGCTATCGGGACGCCGGCGCACCGCCGGCGCTCTTCCCGGCGGCGGTGACGCCGTTCCAGAAGTTCAAGAGCTACTTGCGCGCGGCGCTGGTCGATGGCTACGGCAACAAGCCACCGGCAGGGTGGACCGTCGTAAGCGAGTTCGACACCGCCATCACCCTGGCCCCGGCGTCCAACTGCGCGCAGGTGACGTTCTACAGGCACTTAACCGGTAGCGGCAGCGTCAACGACTACATCGCAGTCTATGTGCATGAGGGCATGCTGGATATCAGCACTCCGCTCCCAAAGGGCGTCAATACGCGGTCACGTACCTGGTCGGCTGACACCAATCCCACCAGCAATGACGCTCATGTCATCTACCTGGGGTACATGTACTGGAACCATGCGACGTACTGGCAGATCTGTGCGGACGCCGAGACGTTCATCTTCTGCGTCCTCCAATCCACCGGTTACGAAAACACGAGCGAGGCGTACCAGCTCGGCCTCTACGTCGGGCAGTACGAGAGCTTCAGCGGCGCCTCCGGCGTTCAGGGGTTTATTGCCGTCGGCGGTGCCCAGGGTTACCAGAACACAACGGGGTACAGCCGAAACTGGTCCTTCGGGAGTGGCTTCAGTTCGCTGCGTGACCAGCGCTCGGGAGAGATCATCCAGGGTGGCGGTCCCAGCGTGGGAGCGCTGATGGACCAGATGCAGTATCAGAGCACCTACTACGACCGGACGGAGGGAGAGAATCCACCCTATTGGCGGATGCAGCAGCCCTATGTGACGAATGGCGCGAACTACGTCGGCCGCCTGAAGGGTGTGTGTTTCGACCCGATCCTGGGCCATTACCGCCACGGACATCTGCTGGAGCGGCTGGGGTTGTCCCTGGGCGCAACGGCGGTGGCGGAGGCAGTCCAGATGGATGGCAAGACCTACCATGTGCATATGGACCGCTGGGGGCTCTGGTTCCTGTCTGTGGATCCGGCGTGGTGGCCAGCATGAGCGCGCTGATGCAGCAGGTGGTGCCGCCGGTCCAGGCCCGGCCCGATACCTGGCTGCAGCGGTTCGGCATTGGGCCGAAGACCCTTCGCCCGCCGGTGGCAGTCGCCTGGTCGGGGGCCGGGCAGGCGATCTACCAGACCCTCGCCGTGAAGGTCACCCGCGAAGGGGAGGAGACTCCGGCGCGCAAGATCGCCACGCTGTATCGCGGGACGGTGGTCACCGCGACCGCGATGACGGCGACCTTCCAGGTCTACGAGGGCGAGACGGTGCAGCGCTTCGAGGCATCGGGCCTGCGCGGACAGTTCGTGATCCAGGTCACCGACGAAGGCGACCCGCGCCTGGGGATCATTCGCTGGCCGGTCCTCGATGCCGATACGCGCCTGCTGTCCTATGACCTGACCGAAGGCTCGGGCGGTCGAGATCCGACCGACCCAGCGAAGGTGCGGGCGGTCGTCACGGTCGATGGCGGTGCGGCCTCGCGCCAGGTGGTGGTCATCGAGCGCAAGCTCGATGGCGAATGGCGGGTAGCCGGCGTAGGGCAGACGGCCGAGTTCGGGCGCGCCGAGATCGCCCTGGAGGTGACGGCCGGCGGGACCACATACGCGATGGGGCTGGATGACTGGGGCGCGGTGTTCGAGCCGCGTCTCGCCGTCAGCCTGGGCCAGCGCGTGCGTCCGACGATCTTCTCTGGCTGGCTCTACGAGGTGACCGAGGCCGGGGTACTGCCGGTGGCTGAGCCGGAGTGGTGGCCGATCGAGGGCGACAACCCCAGTCGCCAGGTCGGCACGGCCCGTCTGCAGGCGACGCGTTACTACCGCCCGCTCAGCCACGGGCCCTTTCCTGTCGAGGCTCTATGATCAATGCGAGTTTCGGCGCCCCCTGGCAGAGGGCGGCGCCGCTTTCCGTGCGCGCCGTCCCGCTGCGCTGGCAGCGCCTGGTGCTTGCCGATGCGCGTAGCGCCGGGCTGTGGGGCTCCGGCCGGCCCCTGGCACGGCGTTGCGCCAGTGGCTGGTCCGGTGTACCGGTGCGTGATGCGGGCTGGGGGAGTGGCTGGGAGCACGCCGAGCAGCGCAACGCGGCGGCACGCAGCGCTTGGGACAGTACCCGGGTGCTGGACGTGGAGAGAGAGCTAGGCTGGGATCGGACGCTGCGCCCGCGTGATCGGCGCCTGTCGCTGATCTACAACCCGCGCCCGGCGGCCAAGGACGCCGGCCGTCCACCCGGCTGGCGGCGCTCGGCCGAGTTCGACCGCTTCCGCGATGCGCTGTCGGAGAGGCGTGCCAGTCTCTACATCCCGAGCGGCCTGCTCGACTTCAATTTCGGCCCGACCCGCTACACCCCGGCGAACACGCCCGACGTGTTCTTCGATTTCCGCTACGTGGCGCCGGTCCGCGGTATCCGTCCGGTGGACGCCGGAGCGCGCAGCAGCTACGGCAGTCCGGCCCGCTTCGATGCGTTGCGGCGGATTCCCTGGGCATGGGGGCGGCCGACCGATCCGGTGCCGACGGGCATTGTCTACCCCGACTATCCGGGGCCGGTGGTACCGATAGATCCACCCACCGAGCCCGAGATACTGGAGACCTACATGATAGGAAACACGGTCACCCTGGTGGTGCTGCCGAGTCGCACGCCGCTGGATGCGACCAGCATTCGCATCGGCCTGGATATCGACTCGTTCGCCTGGTCGTTCTCGGCTGACCTGTTCGGTCGCACCTCGCTGGACCTAGCGGCGCCGGATGCCAACGGGCCGAAGACAGTAGAGCTGGAGATCAACGGCTGGACCTGGCGGTTTCTGGTCGAGCGTTACAGCGGCAGCGGCAAGCATCCGAGCGAGCGCTACACAATCAGCGGCGCGAGCCGCACCCAACTGCTGGACGCGCCCTATGCGCCGAAGCGCAGCGCGGTGAACACGGCGCCGCTGAACGCACGTCAGGTTGTCGACGACCAGTTGCAGTACACCGGCTTTTCAGTGTCCTGGGACATCGAGAACATGGGGCCGCCGGACTGGACGCTGCCGGCCGGCGCCTTCAGCTATCAGGATCAGACGCCGATGCAGGTCATCGTCAAGCTGGCCGAGGTCGCCGGCGGCATCGTCCGTCCGGGCCTGATGGACGACTCGGTGACGATCCTGCCGCGGTATCGTGAGGCGACCTGGTACTGGGACACCGCAATTCCCGACCGGATCATCCCGGCCGCCATCGTCGCCGAGTGGGGCAGCGAGTGGAGTCCCCAGCCGGCATGGAATTTCGTCTACGTCAGCGGTACCAGCTACGGCGTCAGCGTGCAGGTGCGGCGCGCCGGTACCGCCGGCGAGGAGTCGGCGCCCGACGTCATGGAGGACTGGATGACCGGCACCGAGGTGGCGCGCTCGCGCGGGATCTGCGAGCTGTCGAAGGGCGGTAACCAGGCGATCGAGACGCGCCGTATCCCGCTGTTCCAGAAGGATGATGGGGTACCGGGCCTGGTGCAGCCTGGAATGCTGGTCGAGGTGAGGGACGAACAGGCGACCTGGCGCGGGCTCTGCCTGGCCACCGATATCTCGGCCGAGGGGGTAGGGGCTAGCCGCGTGTGGCAGACCCTGCGCATCGAGCGCCACTACCCGGGAGGCTCCTAATGGCGACGGTCAACCCCTGGCGTCGGTTCATCGGGCTCTTACCGGGCGGCGCGCGCACGGTAGGGGAGGTGATCGACGTCGACGAGGGCGCCGGCACCTGCCGCGTCCGCCTGCGAAACAACGTCGTGATCGCGGCCCGGGGCACGGCGGTGCCGGCAGGGCAGATGGCGTTCATCAGCGATGGCCTGGTGACCGGGCCGGCGCCGCAGCTCCCCCAGTTCGATATCGAGGTTTGACTGAGCCGATCCGACCAGCATGCCGTCCAGGCACTGCAGGCGGTCGGACCCGCGTTTCAAGGTGAGCGGATCGCGTGCGGAGATCCACCAGCCATCGCGCAAGAGCTGATCAACATGGGCGCGCAGCCCGGGCAACATCCGTTTATTCATCGTGGTTCGCCTCCTACCTGGCAGGCGAACGATAGCAAACCGGAACCCCTTCACGCCTACCGATAGCAGAGCATTAACGTTA